AAACAGATACCAGTGTTCTCCGAATATCACGCTGATAACTGCTATAACAGTGCCCACAAATGCGTTGTAGTTGTCTGTGATTGTTTGTGCCATATGTTTCATATACCTCATCTCTTTCCGCCATTCTTGGCAATATGTAAGGCGTTTAACGCACGCCCATGCGAGATACTTGGATCACCCCCTATCCGGCTTTTATTTCATCAGCCTGTTTCTTCGTTATCATCCCACCAGCTATAAATATTTCCAGATCACTGTCTTTATAGATTCCGGCATCATAATACTCTTTGATCCAACGATACATCATACTGCATCACCTGCCTTCAGCTTTGCTAATTCAAGCAGGACAGCAGCATTGAATCTTTCCTGCTCGGACAATTCCGGCTCGATAGGCGGGAAAAGCTCTTGTTTTTCCTCTTCTGTCAATAGTACAGCATTTCCATCCAGCAGTCTGTAATTGTATCTTCCCTGCTCATCCATCAATCCAGATTCCAGATAATTCCCTTGTGCGTGAGTAAAGCGATCCCCTTCGCCTTCATCGATCAATGCATATCCATCTATGCTTTCCATGAATATCTCACTATTAACTTCTGTTATCAAAGAATCAGAATCAACCTTAACGTATACTTTTACCACATCGATACCTCCTTAATAGATTTCTGCGTCTGCCCAATACTCTCGACCATACACCCTCAACATTCCAGCTGCAGAAGCACTAAAGCTAAAACGCACTCGATTTGTAAAACTTGCATGTGTGATCTTCTCACTTGTTATATTGGTCAGTGTCCCTGCCGCTTTTAACGTCAATGTTGGATCTATTCGCATGTCAACTGGAATCGACATCATATTAGAGAATGAATTTGATGCTGCGTTCATCGTGTAATCAACATATATGTATCTACCATATCTTTGGCAAAGCATAAGTTCCTCTGCATATGGTCTTGGGACAAGCGGTGTCGCAATCTCTCCAAGCTCTAATTTTGCATAATCTATATATACGTCTGAGGTTATACCCGGTGAAGAGATTATTATCTGCAAAGATTTGACATCATCGAAATCTGCATCACTCACTACATCGAAGGTCATCTTCATGATCGTATATTTGTTTGCTGAAATCGTGTGTGTCTTTCTCGCTAGCGATACAGATGGTTTATCACTCGAATTATACAAGATCGTTGCTGATGTGCTGATCTCTTGTACATTGCTCGATATTATTTTCACGCTCAATATCAATTTCTTTCCTAAGATCTTACGTATAATAGAATTATTCAATTCTACATGTTGAAATATCAAAAACTTACATTCACCAGCGGTTGATGAAATTTTCATCCTTCTACTACTATTAGTTATAGTATATGGCACATATCCATCAGAAGCATTCATATAAGCAATCCATCTGTCTGCTGTATACATCCTATTGCTAGTTATATTAAATTCATTTCCTTTTTGCCACACTTGAAAATCACCATTGATTAACAGATTGGGATTGCCGATCTGCAATAAATTATCGTATAGTTCTTTACCCTTTGGTGCAGATAATGCGTATGTAGGGTCTTCGGTCGTGAAATCATCTGCGATATTTACCGTTCCCGGGTTCCCTTGCGGTCCCTGTGGTCCTTGTGGTCCTGCAGGACCGGTTTTCCCTGTGTCTCCTTTAGGCCCCTTGAAATTTCCAACTAAAACTTTAGCCATACATGCCCCTCCTTATCCTGGTATATCCATGTAGATATTACCATTCTCATCTACTTCAAATGTCGGTGGTGCTGCAGAATCCGCATAATAACAATACAGATTTCCGGCCGCATCTCCAACAAATGTGAACACGCCATTCGCCGGTGTTATCACACCGCTATCACCACGTTCCCCTTTTTCTCCTTTTTCGCCAGGTATCCCCTGTATCCCTTGCGGACCTCTTGGCCCGATGAATTCCCCTGTATCCAATGCATTCTGAATATATGCTATCTGTTCTTTTTGCTTCTCGATCAGTTCAGACGCCGGTGTTTCAAATTCCGAATCCATATACTGCTTCACGAAGTCTGCAACTGCCTTCTGCCATTCATCTTTACTCGGAAGTATGACAGTCCCATTCGGTGCCGGTGTACAGCGTGCTGCTATTTGTTGCGTAACTTCGATATGAGCAGCATCCTTTGGATCTGTCATTTCTATCGCGATAAAGATGATTCCATCCTGTCCGAATGCTTCCGCAGGTATCTTGAATACTTTATTGCTATATCTCGCAATCGCCACAGAGTACACGCCATTTTTTTTATACCATCCAATTTTCGGTACGATGATATAGTCTTCGTATGCGTCCGTATCGTTGATATATTGTACCGGCACATCTGCCGAGCCCTGCGCCGGGATGATTGCCGCATCTAATGTCAATGTCAACCCTTTCCGTGTCACTTTGATCATCATTCTGCCTCCTTTCGTCAGATGTCATAATTCATATCAATAAACTTACCTTTCGTTTTCATAGTCACACCTAAAATAGAGTTTATACTGATATGATTGTCTTCATTAAGGTTTAAGAATATATCATCCTTGGTTATAGAAATCGATGGTCTTGATAACAAGTCGGTATTGTTGTCGAAAATACCAATTCTTATCAGATCTTCACTCAATATGATTACTGTATCTTCTTTTTCTCCGAGCGTTATTTGACTTATTCTTCCTGCTTCATAATTCAAATGTAGATTATGCCCGATATAAGCATCATACTCTGTTGTAAGTTTACCCTTGAATGTCCCCGATTCCATCGTTACATTTTTCATGACTGCATCAGCGCATCTCATGATTCCATCTTTAGCAACTGAAAAATTATTTCCTATCTCTATCGTTCCTCCGATGATCTTGCTACCATTTATGGTAGCACCTGATATCGTTCCCGCAAAACTTCCATCCTTCATTCGTAATTCTCCGGTATCCAGATTCAAATAAAATTTTCCATTCCTGTCTGTCAGTATACCGGTGATCACATAGTCCGCATTGATCGCTTCAAAATCTATCGCCGTTCCCCATTTCCAGTCCGTATCCGTCTCATTGCGTTTTTTAGCGATCTGTATGCCTTGTGTACCTATACAGAGCGCTCCATATGTAGGAGATGATTTGTCGATATCTTCGAATAGGATCGCACGTACATCCTGCCTTTTGGCGATGTCCTTTTGAGCCTTTAACGATGTCATCATGAGATTTACGACACCGGCAATACGCTGCGCCATGATCGTGTTGCTCACTTTATCGTATATGGTATCTACGATATGCTGAGTTTTCGATAATCTATCAAAATAATCTTCTTTATGATCACCCAACGTAAGAGATGTTACGCTATTGGTTATCCCGTCGTATACTAATTCGATGACACGAGGTGTCGTTTCGATCTTTAACCTACGATGGGATACATGTACCGTATCTCCAAGCGACACTCTCACTAATTCACTATATTCCTTATATAATTCCGTTTTGGATAGATCTACCATCTGAACGTTGTATGTGATGATCGGCATATCTACTTTATTGATCGTATACTCACGTTTCGCTCGCTCTCGTAGCTTTTGATAGAGGATCGCTTTTGTATCGCATATCGTGATGCCGTTTTCTTCATCGCCTTCCTGGGCATCCTCTTTCAACTTGATATCAGTATACTCAAATACCACCGGTGGAAATCTTCGTGGCTCATACTTTTCTATATTCGGCGAATCGACCGTTTCATTGTTAGGCAGCATATGACCGTTGTATGCCTTTGGGCGTATTCTGGTAACCACTTCCGACATATCGACTTTTTCTTCAACACCCGTTAGGTTGAACCCGAATTCAGCACGCATCCCATTATCAGCTCCGGCACGTTTATTCAGATAAATCTCATAATTCTTATAGATCGGTTCGCCTCCCCATCTATTCAAAAATGCATTATCATTGTCTCCGCTGATCGCTTCATTTGCACACATTTCCTGATAATAAGCACTATTCGCTTTCGATATATCGGAATATCCTTTGTACTTCGTATCTTTAAACATGATATTCAATGCATCCTGTGCAGTTTTATTCACGACGCGAGTGTCGAAGAAATATATATCATTCGTAAGAAATATAGGTATTGCATAGGCTTCGATAAAGTCATCATTCTTATCCACTTCATTGATCATGAATAACTGCCGCTTGCCGATGGGAGTGTCCATGCTTAGGATGGCATTTTCTACAATACCCTCCATATTCTCATCCAATGGATTTCTGAGCGTTACCACCCATTCTCCTTTCAGCTTCATCTTCAACTCACACGTTATGGGTTTCAGATTATAATCTCCATTATAATCAAAATTGCGATTTCCCGGTTTATATACCTGGATCATCATATACACCTCCAGTTTGGTTGTATGGTCAGTGTGAATTTTGCCGGATCGGATATTGATATCTTATTTTCTCCTTCGATCAGTAGCATGTCTTCATATTCTCCACTGATAGCAGTATTGTGCAATGTCCCGTCACTACGGTACGCTATCCTACGATATGTATCGATGGTAAGGTTTTGTCCTACGTTTGCCTTTATCGCATGTCCGTTGACCGTCAACGTGCACACTCCCTCACCCTTTATAAAATAAACAGGTGTCGTTTCTTCGTATGGATTATCCTTTATCTGTTGTGGGTCATATAGTTGTATGCCTGATAATAGGTAGGTGTACGGGTCTAATGTAAGATTCACAGTAAACCTTCCTATCCTCAACGAATTTCTGGCATTGGTAGATACTTCGACTTTTTTTATCCTGTAGTATACAGATCTGTCATCGCTGAAAGATAATCTTTTTCCAACGGATGTAAGCAACCAGCGTTTCGCCATCCGCCATACATTGTTCCAATTATCCGGGGATGTCATATAGTTCAATTCTACAGATATCGTGATGTCTTCATAATATCCTGTATCCTCATACAGCTTACCGTCCCGTCCTGGAAGTCCTTTTTCGTTATATCGTTTTTGCGGTGACGGGACATCCGGACGCTTCACGACGTATAGACGCAAGGTTTCGCTGCATTCATCATTTAAAAACATATGGTACATGACATCATCCTCCTGTCACTATACTTTTGAATGTCTGGTTTCTGTTCACACGTTTAACTACCATCTGTTCGATCATTCTGCTATCCAGATATACATTTATCTGATTCACCTGTTCACTTTCTAAGATTGCCTTTGTATTTGACAAGAAGGTGCCGTCTACACCGAACATCTCACTTTGTGCCCGCTGCATGATTGCAGAATTATCCTGCAAACGTTCCACCATACCTTTTCCCATATCAGTGATCGTGGAAAACAATTTCTTTTTCTTGTTTTCTACACCGTTTATCGTTCCGATCGTGAAGAAATCACCTGCTTCAAACGCGGCTTTCGATGGAGAATTTTCTTTTAGAGAGTCGTGCAAAGCCGATATCATCATAAGCCCCATATTCGATACTGCACCAAACACTTCTCCCGCTCTGTTGTTTACTCCGTTCTTCAATCCAAGCGCATAATTCTCTCCGGCATCCGTGTATTTCCATGTATTTCCATCCAGCACCGCATACCCTTTATCTGCAAGAGCCTGCCATGCGGCTTTGGTCTGCGGTGTACCGTCATCGATACCCTTTTTCGCTTTTTCTGTTTGTCCGAATGCAGCACTGAGGAATTGATCCTCATTTTTCTTATAAGCATTCAACCCGGCAGTACACATCGTTTCCCACAAGGTTGCATGTTCTGGAATGGCATCTGTTACGACGCCCAGTTCGTCTTTTAACTGTTTTTCCAGAGTTTTTAACTGCATCTTGCTGGCTTCCACTTGATTTTTCACAGCTTCATCTTCACTGTTCTTATTTTCTTCAACATAACGTTTCAGCATATCGATCTGTTCCTGCGTAGAAAGCTGTAAACTCTTTCCGTTTTCCTTATATGTATTCGCCACATAGTCTACGATGTTTTTTTGACTTTCAGCTGTCCCTTTTTCCATTTCTTCCATCAGATACTTCTGCTCAGCTATCGTTTGCGTATATCCATCCACAAGCTCTTTTTTCTTTTCGTAATTCTTTTTATACTCTTCCAATTCACTATTCAATCTACTTTTTGTTGCGTCATAATTTATATTTCCATCTCTAAGGCCATTGTCCTCCATCTTCTTGATTTCTGCTTCTACTTCAGCTCTTTTCGCCAGATACTCATCCTCGGCTTTCATCATATCTCTGGTGGCCTGTGCATTCTTTTTGACAGCCTCCGTATATTCGTCCATACCACTATCGACAAGTGCTTGCGCCTGTTTCTTCGTGATCAGATCATCGATGTTTTTCATCTGTTCCTTATAGCTGTCAATGATGTTTCCATTCATCTGCAGTTCTGTTCCCAATGCATCGTTCAATTCCCCGAGGATTACTCGTGCGCGGTCTTCATAGCCTTTTTTCACTTCACCGTTTGCAGATGTGATGCTCTCCAGTTCTGTCTTCAACTGGGCGTAATATTCAAAATTTCCATATATCCCCTCAACTGCCTCCTCCTGCGCAGCCTGCATCTCTTTCCAGGCATCTATCTGCTTCTGTGTTTCCTCGCTGCTCTTCTTTATCGCTTCTGTGGCGGCATCTGTTTTTTGCGAAAAGATGAACATTGCGGTTCCTGCAGCTGCTGCCACACTTGCCAGCGTCAATAAAGGGTGAGCAGCAATGAGTGATCCCAGACCTCCCAGTGCACTTGAAACTCCAGGAATGTCTGCTGTTGCAAGCTTCGTCAGACCACCTGCTATATTCGTGATGGAATCTTTAAATTTCGAAATCTTGTTTACTGCAAATGCAGTCGTGGCAGCTGTGCCCAATGTAACAAGGGCACCCTCGACCAATGGCAGATTGTCGATCATCCATTCTACGCCGCCTTTTAATACCGGCATCGCATCCTGGATCATAGGTTCTAGGAGATCGGTCTGCAATGTCCTTCCCAAACCTCGTAACTGACTTTCTACAGTCCCGTATTTGATATCCTGTATCTCCTTCATCTTTCCACTGACATCCGAAAATTCATCTCCGACACTGGTCAATGATTCCACGAATTTTGCATTCGCGTCCTCTCCCATCGTACCGAATGCAGTTGCTGCTTTTGTGAGCTTTTTCTGTTGATTTGTCGTTTTTGCTATATCTTTTACGATAGCGTCGATAACATCTTTCTGTGTAGCACGCCCATCTTTCCATGCCTTGAAAACTTTTCCCGTTTCCGAAGAAAACATATCCAAAGAATCCTCTATCGTCCCATCCGCAAGTCGTGTCGTTACCTCGTTTATCGCATCGTTGATTTTATCCAGATTGTAAGCACCGTTTTGTGAACCATTCTTCAGCAACTGAAAATAATCATCCGCGCCATAACCAGCCTGAGCAAACTTACCGGCATATTCCGAGATGTTATCTCCGAGTTCATCCGTATAGTTCAGCCCATTTTGTGCTCCCATAGCGATCAGATCCATGGAATCTTCCGCAGAGAGACCGAATTGGTACATCAGCTGTTTAGTTCCTCGCAGCGTTTCGTTGAAGTCCATGTCGAACGTATCTTCCAAAGTCTTCACGCCTGCTGTTACGTTCTTCAAATCTTCATCATCCAGATCGGACATCTGCTGTTTTACGCGTGCCATAGAATCCGCGATATCCTGTAAAGAGTCTCCATAATCATTATTATAGAGTTCTTTCATCTCTTCGTTATACCGTTTCATTTCATCCGCAGATGCTCCTGTTGCCGCCTGAAAGCTTGCGCTCGCCCCGTCACTTTGTGTAATGAGTTCTTTTAGGCTTCCGGCAAGCGACTGGATGCCATCAGCTGTGATATCCGCCATCGCACCTTTCATGATGGTAAAGCCATCACCTGCATCCTTCGCACTGTCTTCTACTTCATCCAGGGCTCCGGCAAGTTGCTTCGATTCTGTCCGGACCGCAGACAAACGTTGCTTGTTCGTTTGTAGATTTTTGGACAGCGCTACGATCTGTGCGGCCAGCTGCTGCGTCTCTCGATCATCTTTCCCTTTTGCGAGGGCCGCTTCCTGATAGGCTTTCTGCAGCTCAGACAGCTCCTGCTGCTGCCGAGCGATATCTTGCGTCAATTCACCTAGCTTACTCGATGCATTTTTTTCAGCTGCTGATAATTCATCCATCTTTTTCGAATTATCGGCAATTTGATTCTTTAAAGCCTCACAATATCCCTTCGTTTCGTTAATGGACGTCCCCAACTTCGCCATCACATCTTCTTGCTTGCGAAGCGCATTCTCTGCTTTTAATACTTCTGCAGAATTTTCACCATACGCCTTCGTGGCATTCTCCAACCTTTTTTTTAGATTGCCTAGATTCTCACTCTGTTCCTTATATGCTTTTGACAGAACGGATACTTTCGTATCTTGCTCCTGCAATTGTTTTTTCAATATCTCGTTCTTGTCCTGCAAGAAATCAAGAGAATCCGAATTTCCATCATATTTTTTCGTGAGGAGATTCATCTCCGATCCGAGCAGTTTCAATCTTCCGTTGATTTTTTGGATCTGATTGTTGAATTCTCTTTCTCCTGTGATTCCTATACGTGGCCCGATATCATATCCCATATCTCTTCACCTCACTATTTCAATGACGGGATGAAATCCCCATTTATTTCACTATCAGCTTCCGCATATCCCTTGATACGCTGATACATTTCTACAATATCACTCAGCTCACCGATCGGCATGTGTGCAAATTCATATTCCTGCATGCCGATCATGCGAGCCCATACAGATAAACAAAGGTAGTGATCGTCAGTTCCCTTTTCACCTTTTTTTACTTTGTTGTTGATTCTTTTTTTTTCGATTTGACGAGCGTACTGTACATCGCCTCCGTCAATATTCCGGAATCTTCATATCCAATATCTGCATATAAAGATTCTTTATTCGGGATATCCAGCATCAGTTCCTTTCCATCCTGCTGCTTGATCTCCTTTCGGTTACAGTACTGGATACCTTCGCATATCATGATATACACGATATCCTTTACAAGTCTTATGCTATTTTTTTTAAATTTTTCAGGTTCCAATAAACAGTCCACCATTTTTGTGACCGGAATATATTCATCCTCGATTTGTTCTGCTGCATTCAAGGAGAATACGAGGGGATATGTCTTCCCCTCGATACTGAGTAATGATATTCTCATGTCCATCTACCTCCTTTATGCATCTGTTTTTCCGCATTTGTATTCCAAGTACAGAGCAGCTTCCGCTCTTGTCTGGAACCATGCGTCCATCATCCAAGGATGCTCATATTTATCATCTACCAGATCACTGCGCATGACTGTTCCGGTGATCGTCGGTGTCTGCCATTCGATAGATTCCCCTTTCGTCGTTGCCGCTTGTTCCGGAACATTGAAGAACACCTTCGGCAGGAATACTGCTCTGTATTTTGTGACATCATTGTTTTGATGTGCTTCAATTACACCGATACCCAAATACGGAGCTACACGTTTATCGTCATAAATTCCTTCTGTCGCATTTTTATCTGTGTTATATGTGAATTCTTCCGTTCGGATACCCAGTACCTTTTTCGATGCCTCTTGCGTCAGGTCATCTGTTGTCAGTGACAATTCGCCATTTTGGAATGTACCCTTATCGTGTTCTGCATCCATGTCATCTGCATATAGCGGATTATCTTCGCTCTGATTGATCGCAAGTGAGTATTCCACCATCTTCGCGACTGTTGCCGGTTCACTGTATGTCGGTTTGTTTCCCGTCCCCGAATAGTCATACATGCCGACGATCAGCATGCTCAATCCTTTGATTGCCATATCATTTCATCTCCTTTTTTATTTCGTTTTCGATGGTATCCGCCATCGCTTTTACTGCTGTTTTTTTATTCTTCGTTACTGCTCTGTTTACAAATGGATTTTTCTTTCTAAACGATGTTCCGCTATTTACAGAACGAGCGATAACCTGGTTTGGAACACCTTTCGGATACTTCTTCGTTTTGTCACGACCATATCCATCCCATCCGACTTTGGCATTCACAAAATCACTATCTTCTTGTATAGGAGCAATCCCCATTCCCTCAATCAAATCTGCTTTTTGCCTATTTGATATCCCGCTTATAGGTTTTTCTGGAGATCCGTATCCATTATCTACAGGAATATCTTTGATTTCATCTTTGATTGCGTCTGCAATGATTCCCGCACCTTTATACACGCCTTTGTGAATGATATCGTCAGACACTTTTCCCATCCTTTTTATAGATTTGATATAATCATTCAGTCCTTTATCCTGTATTTTTGCCATTATGCCACCTCAAAATGCCATTCATAATGGATATATCCTGTTTCATCTTCGTATTGTATTGATTCAATACGGCAAGTGATTTCTGCATCTTCTAATGCCCTTGTTATCTCCTGTACCCACGGATCATATTCTTGTTTCGTAAACAGATCGATTGTTCCGTTAATGACCATTATTTCGTGTTTATCGTCAGCATGTAGCGAATCTCCTTCGATTCCTTCCTGCCATACGATGTATCTTTCTTCGCTGCCAGTCTTTTCAAAATGATGAACATCTTTAGTGACCGTCAACAGGGCATCACGTACTCGCTTCAGTAGTTCCATATGGCTCACCTCTTCGCTCCAAGGACAACACCGTGATCGGTATCCCTTCATCGTCTTGGCCATGCTGCACCTGCAATATCGTATACTGCCTGCCGTCTATGCTTGCAATATCCCGACCGGCAGAAATCGAACGTTCCCGGTATACATGGATCACTTCATCCAGCGTATCACCTGCCTGCTTTGCGGTATAATTGCGCACGATACCAACCTTTTCATATCCGAAATACAGTGATAACCTTGGACGATAGTCGTACTCCGGCTTATTCCCGGGCTCTGCCACATTCACTCTTTCGCAGATATCTACGATCCCATCATCATATGTATAGGCCATCTTCATTCCCTCGCTTTCTGAGAAAATAGCAGATTGTTCAGCTCATAGCGTAGGAAGCGCGGCATGATCATTTCGGATGATGCGCGTTTGCGGTACAGGAACGCCGCATAATGTTCGATGGTATATTGATAGTCCATCGATCCGTCGTCCTGTATCCCCATCCGCTTCATGAGCGCTTCCGCATTCTTCAACAAGGTGCGCAGATACGGTTCCTCAGATGGTGGCGTTTTCAGGTCCTGCTTTAGGACCGTTAGCAGCAATTCTTCATCCATCTGCTTTTACCACCTTTATGCAGCTGCACTCTTGTTCACTGTTACGATATACTCTTTTTCCACGCCGGCGAAGCTGACGGTGATACTCAGCGTGTTTTCTCCATCTGTGAAGGATGCGGTTTCACCATTATTCACAGGTGTTACTCCGTTCTTGATCGTGATGACAGCTCCTGCACGTTTCGCAACCGCTTCGATCTTGCTGCTGGCATTGGATGTGTTTACCATGTATTCATAGGTTCCTGCGCTGAATACAGGGAACAGTTTATTGCTGCCGATCTTCAAGCTTGCCAGCTGCACATCCTCTTCATTCGCTTTATCCGGTGCGAACACGATAGATGTCGTCGGTGTCTTTCCGTTGATGTTGATCAATCCGAATGCTTCCGCGATGACCGGCTTTCCATCAAATCGCTCCGTACCTTTGAATACGGTTTGATCTTCCAGGAAACGTACATGTTCAGACTGTCCCAGCTGCAGACCTTTGCGCTGTACAGCCTTGTAATTCGTCATATAGCCGAATGCAATATCTCCATCGGCCATGAACTTAAGTTCTTCTACCTTTCCGCCAACGACCGGCATCGTATCGTTCATACCGCTGACGATCGTTGCATTCATATTCGTATCCATCGCTTCCACGACAAGATCGAGCTTTGTCTGTCGATTCATCATCCATACCAGATTGCCGGAATCATAGTCGGTAAAGATCATTTTCAGGCAGCGCACGATCTCTTTGAACAATTCTTTTCCGGTCTTGTTCTCGATCTTTTTGATATTGGATTCGTGAAGGTCTTTCCATTCCCGCTCTGTGTCGTTGTGGTCGCTTGGTTTTACGGTCTGCGCCAGACGGGTGACGATTCCCATCGGCATCTTGACGCCTGTTCCATATACGATAGCCTTATCCTTAGCCTTTGCGATCGCGATACCTAATGCATTGATCAGCTCCTGCGCCAGGTTTACATCATTGTCTTCCAACAACGCATTGCAGACCTTGAAGAAGCCGGCCACCTTGAATCCATCCATTTCCACATCGTTGAAGCCTAACTCCAGCTCATTCAGCTTTCCGCACTGCTCGGTCCATACCGCTTCCGGAACGCTTCCCATGATTGTGATGCGTGCCGTACCGGTGATATCACTCTTGTTAGTATACTTCAGCAGCTTGGAATTTGCTTCGGTCACCTCTTTGATCATCGGCAGGAAGTTTTGTGGGATGATCAATCCTGCATTACCAATCGCTCTTTTTTCTTTGATGCAGGAGCGTACCTGCTGCATGAAGTCCTTTACCTCCTCATTTGCGAAGATCGCGCTTCTTTCCTGCATGGTACGTCCGAAAAATTCTGTTCTTGTTTCCATATCTTTATCCTTTCCTCTCTTGCTTCTGCTGTTCTGACTTGCTCCCTGATCATCGCCTGCCTGCGGCTCCGGCGGTGTACTTTCCTGCTCCTTGATTTTGTTTTCCAGCTCTTCGATCTCATCCTCCAACTTTTTCTTTTCGGCTTCATGAGCATCCTTTTCCTTTGTCAGGTCTTCTACAGCATCCTCTACGACCTTACGGTCTGCTTCCGGTGTGCTTTCATCCATTTCTGCGATGGACGCTTCCAGCTCCTGTTCCCGTGTCCGGAAACCTTCATCCTTACTTCTCAATTCTTCCAGCAGCTTTTTCTTCATTGCTGCCTTATTTCTCATCAGCAATACTTTTAATGCCATCACGATTCTCCTTTCAATTTTTTAATCGTATTCATTTTCCAAGCTTCGAAGCTGCGTTTTGTCATATCCTCCAGCTGCCGCTTCCTTGCGCTTACGCAGGTTTCTTCATATGCTGGGAATGTAACGATCGACACTTCATACAGCTTCACTTTTTTGATCGTCCAATGTGTTTTATTATCGATACTTGATACATCTTCGTCGACGATCTCAAATCCGATAGAACACTGATCGACGTCACCACGTTTTACCCGTTCGTATACGTTCATAGCATCGACATCATTACGATTGATCTTTACATCTCCCCATAGACCGGTGTCATCGACTCGCAGCTGCAGCGTCCCTGCTTTCGTACGCCCAATGACCAGGCGCGTCTCGTGGTCGATCAAAGCACGGATATCTTCATTCAGCTGATCGTCGAATGCATGAGGGTCGATGCTTTCTGACATCCCTTCCCATATTTCATAATTACTATTAAATACAGCAAAATAACCACTGATATATAGGTCGTTGTCCTGTTCGCGCGTTTCAAATTTTGCCCGTGCGCTTCGCAGCTGCCGCTTTCCTCTATCCACCTTCTTCACCTTCTTTCTTTTTCAACTTCTTCTGGTCACCGATCATACCTGCTGGTATGTAGTTTTCCAGAATCACTAATTCATCCAGACCATCCTTATGTGGCATGTCGATCCAATCTCGTACCTCGTTTCCTTCCATGATCCCTCTGGTATAGAGATTTGCGCCAACATTAGCTAACGTGTCGATATCATACGAATGCAGAGAACGTGCATTGAATCGAAAATATAATGTTGGATCAATCAGAACAGCTTTTGTGAAAGCCTGTTCGATACATTGACAGATCGTTTTTATCCTTGTATTGATAAAATTGTTCCAGGCATCCGCTTTGAATTCTCCGATTCCCAGAACGAACGGCGGTACGTCCAAGATGGCCGCCACCGTTTTTTTATCCAGCTCCACATTTTCCTGTATCGCCAGGTCTTTTAGACTCAATGGTTTAACAGTTTCTACTTCAAACGAATCTGCGGGAAGCAGCCACGGTTCCCCGGCTTCGGTGCTGGTCACATATTTTTTCAGCAGCTGAGAACGTCCTTCTTTACTGCTCAGCTCCTCTGTATCCGCGTCCACCTTCACGATGATAGAAGGCTTCCATTTTGATTCCATGAATCCTTTCTTCGTGATACTCGCCTGCAGGAGTGTCTCTGCGACCTGCTTTAAGCTTTTACGATACCCCTCGCCCTTCCATGGCACTTCCGGATCCGGGTTCATTGCGATATGGATGAGGTCCCATGGCTCATAGGTCTGTCCGTAGATCATAATCTTATATCCATATCCGTCCGGCAGGAAGGTGGTCTGACTTGGTGGTATCGGCAATAGATCGTCCAGCAGTCCATCTTTTGTTTTTGGAAGCACTACAGCATTACCGTCACCCTCCAGCAATAGCGCACGCACGATCGTCTGGATGAAGGTCGAACGCGTCATGTAGCGATTCGGTTCGATGTCGATCTTGCGCGATAATCCGTTCCGGATCCGTATATCTCCTTTATCCTGTGTATTCTGCATCAAATGGATAGACATGCTGCCGATCAGATTCGCGATCTTATTGACTGCCGATATGATCTCCGGATTTTTTGCCAGCGATGCATAGCCGCTGCTGCAAAGCATATCGTAAGTACTGATATCACACAGATATATGGATGTACGCTCTTCGCTTCTTTTCTGCCTTGGGTCCGCTCTCACCTTTCCTTTATTTCTCTGTTTGCTCATTGATTCCCTCCTATTCCAGGAATGCCGCTGCATTCGCTGATTTTTCGTTTGCGATCAGCTTTTGTTTGCACGCAATGACGGTCGCGTCGAACAGGTCGATACGCTGTGTCGGCATGACTTTCTGAAAGCGGACAAATTCGTCACTGTCTTCGATGGCTTTTACATTGCTGATACAATATTCAAACGCTTTGTTGTGTAGATAATAGAATTGTTGTTTGATTACCTTTCGCTCGATCTCACGGAAGGCTTCTGTCTTTTCAAATGGTCTCTGCGACTGGTCGCGCATCTTGAAGCCTGCTTTCTTCATCTTCATGACAAATTCACGCGCATATTTCCGGTCGTATCCTGTCCATTTCAGCTTGAAGCCCATTTTTTTCATGTGGATGAACCACTTCACGACATCCTCGTACTCTACCACTGCGCCATTGCACATCGTGAGCCACCCCTGTTCCTCCCACCAGAATACCGGTATGTTGTCGTCGTCCGCTTTTTTATGAGCGATCGCCCGTGGTATGAATGCATGCGATATCGTGATGTCTACATCCTTGTAGGTCCCGTATATCGTTGCCCCTGTAAGGTCATGCATCTTCGATAGATCGGCACCTCCATACCATTTGATCGGCAGCTTTGCCAGCTCCTCCAATGTCCAGTTGTATTTTTCATCGGATGAAGTCACCTGCATCATGTCGTAATATGTGTCGATTGCATCCGTGAAGACATTCAGCGACTTCGCAAAATAATCTTTTCGCTGCTGCGGATCATTGAGTGCTTCCATGGCTCCTTCCATCAGTTCATCTGGTCGGATCGATTGCCCATATGCGGGATTTGCCATTTCCTGGATCCGCGGATTCGTAAAATCCAGAAACTTTGCACCGTTTTCATCTACGGAGTAATCAGCTTCGCAAATAAATATGAAATAGCGGTCATTTTCAACTTCTTTGTCCAGTATCTTTTTACAGTAGGTTACCTTTTGCGCAAGAAAGCTGTTCGGATCATCACCGGCTGTCGATATACCGATCATAAGTTTATTGCTGTACGCCTTCATTGCTTCTTTGAATAAGTTATATTGCTTTGGTTTTTTGAAAGCGTGGATCTCATCTGCAATGGCCAAGTTACAGTTGAAGGAATCCTGCGCATCCGGATTTGCGGCCAGTGCATCCAAACGGAAAAACCCGGTCCCGATCGCTGCTTCGATGGAATGCTCGTTGTTGTTGTCTATGATATGGAATGCTCCTCCATGATCCTTGGCATCCTCTTTCATCCTTTTGATGTTATATTCTAAAAAATTGAATGTTTGCATGGCCTGCTTCGAATCCGCTGCCACGATATAGATGCTTGACCCTGATCTCCGCCATAACAAACCTAGCGCGTACGCTAACGCACCGGCGAATGTCGTCTTAACATTTTTTCGTGGAATGAAGATCAGGCACTCGGTAAACCGATTGATCTTCGTTCCTGCCATCTTGAAGCCTACGAGATTATAAACGATGAATTTGTGAAATGGCATCAGGAAGAAAGGAGTACCACGAAGCTCTGTGCCATCTAGCAGCTGCCCTTTCTCATGACATATCGTCAGCTCGATGATACCGATCACAAATTCCGCATCGCTTGTTATAAAGTCCCATCGTTCATCCTGCAGATCGTCAAGAAATCGCTGACACGCCTTGATTCGATATTCGTTCGCTACGATGGAGCCATCACAGACCCCGTTCGCATAGTCCATGACTTCCTTAAGATTTTCGTTCAAGCCGTTCCAACGCTTCACCCAGGACGCTCTTCTTGCCCTGGTCCAGTCCTTTCGCTTTGATCGCCTTAAATCCTTTTGGTGTCAGACCGAAAAGATTCTCCATCTCAATGAGTTCGCGGCGCAGATTTTCCATAGATAGGTACAGCGGTGCTTTCCGTATGTTGGTGGCACCTGCTTTGTTGGTGTACTTTTCGGTCACTTTGCAGCCTGTTTCCCGCCATGTTCCGCATAAGATATCATATTGCATGCGCATATCTGCATACCGTTGTATCGGGATGTTAAATTCCTCCCGATAAACGCCTAAACTTCGCATTTTTTCGATAGTTTCATTTCTGATCTTGTTGGTCCGGATGGTGATCTTTTTATCGCTCAGCATGTGCTCACCCCCTTTTTTCTAAAAATCATTAGAGTTGGAAGAAGTTACCCTACCCAGTAGAGAAAAAGTAATTTCAAATTTCTAAACCTGGGGGGGATTATCTTATTGATCATCATAACTATCCATCAGCACGATCATAGTTTCCTTTTTTCCATCCACACATACTTTTCTTGTGATATACGAAATATCACATTTCAACATAGCAATGATTTCCATCAGTTCATCATCTCTTCCGTTCGTTGGCAAAATTACCGGTGTAGAGTTCTTCATCATATCTTCAACTGTATTTTTAAATTCGTTCGAAGTCTTAAGTGTAGCCGCATTGATATTTCCTATCGTTTCATCCACTATCATTTTCTTTTCCTCCAATCCTTTCCAGGTATCGTTATATCCATCAGCTGCCTTCCCAGTACTGTCAGCTCTCCGGTCTTTCTGTTCTCTAGCTTGTTATGGCTTCCCTGGCTCACGCTGATCAGGTTCCAATCACACCATGCATACTCTGGATATTCTTCTGCCGGATAGATATGGTGAACTGTCGTTGCTTCTTCTGTGCGTCCGTACATTGCGGACACTCTATCCTTATATTTATCTAGGCGCAGGATATGCTTCTGTTTCTTCTTCCATTTCACGTGGTAATAATCGAACATCCTACCACTCCTTCATAAGTGAAATTATAGGAAGTAGAATGATTCTTGACAATCCAACAAATTGTCTTTGCTTTGGTCTTCATTTTGTCTGTGCTTTTGTCTATGTTTTGTACTGTATTTTGTCTATCTTTTATATTCCGGCATCAAAAAAAGATGTGAAATATTCACACATCTTCTTTCGCTTCCATGATTTCCTTCATTACTTCGTCAGCATATAAGGTATCTATTATCCTGCATATCAATCTATCTCTATGCTTATACACCGTCTGTTTTGCGAATCCCGTTGCTGCAATAACTTCTTCAAATGTCATTTGCTTAAAATAATGTAAATCGATTATAGGATAATATTTATCACCCTTTATGCTCTCTATTGCTTCATCCAATTTCTTGTAGCTTGTCTGTGTACATTTTGGGTGTAAGAACAATATCTTCTCCACCTTCTTAAATCGCTTACTTCTTGTGGTCGCTTTGCTCATATATTTCTCTTACCTTTCTAATCAAAGATTCCGACGGTTTCCACTTGAAACCATACTGCCGGATAAATACATTTTCTGGTGTTTGTAACCATTCTCTTGTTAGCTGCAGCGCATCATAAGATTCCACGTATCCGGATTCTCGCGTTACTAACACCATATCATCAAACGGCACACGTACACATACTACTGGATCCGACATCCTGTATACTTCCTCCACAGCATCTTCCGGTGTAATTACATCATTCATCACATTCAACATAATATCCGCATGCTTCATCATCTTTTTTTATAGCAGTTTCAAATTCATGGCAATAGCCTTTTGCGTAATAGATGCATGTTTTGCATGCAGCTTTCTTTTCCGGAAATTTAAATTCCGTGCACGGTGCGCAAATCGTTCTCAGCCCCTCGCTCTCCTCATCGTATACCTCCGCTCTGATACAGCTGACTTTCGTTTCCTTATCTCTATATTGGCATAGATTCAACACTATCTTATATAGCTTCCCATGAAATTCCATATCATGAGAATCTCTAAATTCATCATAATTCATCGTCTTATTCCCTCCTGTTGTGCAATATTCCTGTATACCTGCAGCCTTCCATTAACAACCTCCATTGCCGCAATCTCTTCTCTGGTCTTTCTTAATTCTGTTTCGATCGATGCAACGTGCAGATCTGTTTCCTTCATCCGCTGGGCTTCGTATTCCAGTGTATTGAGATAGGTTGTTTTCTCAACGATGATGTTTTGCGATATTTCCAGTGCTTTTTCCAGTGTCATTTTCCTTGTTTCCTCCTCTCTAAAATATGTTACATACACCATAAAACTGTAACGTTTTTTCGGATGTCTTATGGTATATGTAATAGCTGATATATAAAGGCTTTACGCTCATTTTGCAGTATCCTTTATCAAAAAATATGTGCAAACTTTTTCAGTTCCGATTTTTCTGCTTTGCCAAGTGCAGGAACCACTCTTTCCAGCATTCTACGTTTGACATCCTGCATTTATCTTTCCTGCAGCGGTTTGGTGTGAAGGCATATATGGATTTTGGACATGCAGATGTATCGTCCATCTTTCCTTCTGCATTCTCATATTTGATATGTTCGCATGCTCTTGTGAATGCATCTTCCAACACTATGTAATGTTCAATTAACTCTCTTAATGGTTTCAGATATTCTTCCGCATCTTCATATGTATCTGTGCATAGGCACATCAGTTCGATACCTTCATATAACTCTTGATATTCATTCATAGCCTGTTCCCTTTCTGTGTTATCCATGATCTAAGCTTTTTCAGCATCTTTCCGCTCTCCTTTACCCTGTATTTCAATCAATATAACCCCATATTATAAAGATTGGATTTTCCTTCAAATAAGCCTATAAACAAAGGCTTTTCTTCACTTTTCACCACCTTCATACTTTTGGAGTTTTTTCCAGACCTTTCTGGACTTTTTCATCCATGATATCCAGTTGGTTCTGTGCGTACAGATATTGTGCTCTTCTTTGTATCAACATCATGATATCGCTGAATGGCACACCACTTTTTCCGGCTGCTGCCGCTGTGAACGCTGCGGCCAGCTCTACATATTCCGATGGCATCATATTTCCAAAGTTTGAACCCGCAATGTCGTACGCACCCTTTCCTTTGATGTCGATTTCTAATTTCCCCGGCATTGGTTACCTCCTATTCCGGTAGTTGATCTTCTCTACCTGTATTTTTTTAAGACCTTTCTGTATTTATTTTAAATCGAACGTATCCGTCAACACAGCTATCAACTCATCATAATCTACACACTCCTGGATGATATCAGTAAGATCATCCTTCATTTCCGCTTTGCTGATATATCTTTCGTGGAAAACACCTAATACTTCGCTAAAGTATGTGAGTGGTTTCGATATATTTTGTTCCGTCATTTCCATATACGCTTTCATGCAGTTATCCATAACGATACTGTAATCTGCTAGTTCACGCATGATCTGTTCCTTATTCAGCGTCCCATCTTCATTTTCTACAATCTTTTTCCAAAAAGATTCATATTCCACTTCATAGTCTTTCTTTTCATCGTTCACTGCCTGTGTATCATTGTTCATGTTTATCTCCTGTTCCGGTAGTTGATCTTCTCTACCTGTATTTTTTTCATCTTATCGGTCGTTCGCGTATAGATTGCTGTCGTCTCAAGCTGACTATGCCCCAGGATGTCCGCAAGGTCACTTGGCTGTCCACCCTGTTCGATGTATTTGATTGCAAACAGGTGTCGGAAGGCATGCGGATGCGCCTTCGTCTTTTTTATCTTGGCCGCAGCTGCAATCTTACGGATGTTTTTGTACACCGTCGTTGGATGCAGCATCGTTCCCTCTTTCTTCCCGGGGAAGATATAACCTGATTCGATTCCTTGTTCTTCGATGTATTTACGCAGCTTCCTTTTTAGTGCTGTTGGCATGATGATGGTCCGTATCTTGCCTTTATTGTGCACGAGCAGCTTGGGCTTCTGGATATTTTCTACTGTAAAATATTGCAGCTCTGACAGCCGTATGCCTGTGTAGCCCATGATCTCCATTATCATGTAGTATTGCTTATATCCCATGCGTTTCGCCTGCCGCAGGAGCCGCATGAAATCCTCCGGTGTGAGCAGTTCCTCCTCTTCCAACGATGCCTTTCCCTGGACCTTTATATTTGTGACTGTTAAGCGTTTCAACTTTGCGTATTTCAGCCATTTATTTACAATCACGATGTAATTCTGCACGGTGGAAGGTTCAAATCCGGATTCCAATAGATGCTCCTTGAAATCAATGATACCGGCCTTGATCAATTCACCTTCCGGCAGGTAGTCATACAGCATATTCAGCACATGCGCATAATGGCGCACCGTGTTCCTGCTTTTCTCAGCTTCGCGTTCCTTTATGATAAAGTTGTCAACAGACCGGCGCATTCCTTCTTTCGTCATTTCTCACCCTCCTATTGAAAGCTTCGATCGCTTTTTCCGGATGTTTGTTGCATTTCTTCGTATCAAAGGATACGATACATCCACATTCTTCGCATTTAAAGAAAATTACTCCGATAGGTGACTTTATGACTTTTACTATACCATCACAGAATGGACATGGCTTTATTCTATCCTCCTTCATTACTCTTCCTCCTTCTTATCTTCTGGGTCGGCTCATATTCTTCCCGATGTACAGACACCTTGTGACCATTCACTATGATAATCTTGCGACAGTTTTCCTGTGCATTATATCTCCCTGATATCTGGTCCAGCGTTTCATATACTTTTCCTCGCATCGGCCGCTTGTACTCCGGCAGGTCACGCAGCTCTTTTATTATCCTGATCAGCATCTGCTCCACCTCCTAATCCATTTCCAGCTTGTCCTGGTCGTATACGTCCTGAACATCCTCGCACCAAAAGTACATGATGAGGACTACCTGCAGGTTTTCTTTGTCAACTGCTTCTGCTTTTGTACAAATGATGAAATCCTTATTCATGCTTACATCAAAGTCCTGCAGTTTTTTCATTACCTTTAGATATCGGTCCTTTATACGCAGTTTTGATTTTCTTGCGATATTTGCGATCACACTGGAACAATTACTATTGATCTCACATAAATGGTTTTTTTCTTCCAGCCCTATGGTTGCATGTTTAAAAATGTTTTTCATATCCTCCGTAACTTTACTTTCTGGCAGTTTTGATATCTCAAAATCCTTGTGTGGCGTCATACGTATCTCATACGCTCCCGGCTCTTTGCATAATTCGTCATATACTTCTACGCCAGAGCAGCTGATGGACAGCTTTCCACCCATTGCATAAGTCGTAAAGTATAACCTTCCTTCATGGATATACAATGCGTAGCCGCTTGTTTCAGTGGCCAATATGTCATATATCAGCTTAAGATACTTATAAAACGTTTTACTTTGTTCTTTTCTTACGATCATCTTCATATCCTTTCTGCTGGTCCATCCGGAAGCCAGCTCCCGATCTTCCGTTCGTTTCAAAATAATTCACCGGATACAGTTTTACTTTAGCCGAAATTTCCCGTCGCACATAGAAGCTCTTTCCGCAGCGGCACTGCAGCATTTTGGTAGTGTCCTCACGTATACTAACGGAAAACTTATCTTCTACCCAAACACCGCAGAAAGGGCAGCGTACCGGGATATTGAAATCTATCTGCATATCATTATCTCTTTCCTGTGATCTGCCGTTGCATTGCTTTAAAACAGCTTACACATTTCACGATTCTTCCGGTGCCATCATTCGATGTATGAATCCAGTCTCCAAATTCATCGCAATACGCGTTTCCTTGGATATCTGTCTTTTTTTTACTGCACTGTGCGCAATAGATGCCGGATGGGATGTAAATATCTTTTTCAATATGTACTTTCAAGATCCTTCACTCTCCTTTTTCTCTATAGCTTGCTGAGATATATTCTGTGTTCATAATGATATATCCTTCTTTGATTCCTGGTGCTTCCGTATATATCTTCTTTATATATTCCTGCAGCAGCCTTCCGGTATATCCTGTTTCTTCACTCCATTCTTCTAATTGTAAAGTGTCCCCGTCTTTAAATGGACGGTCATTTTTGCGGACTTCCCATTTTTTCATACCTTGCAGCTTATCTTCAAAATACTGAGGTAAGATTTTCAATTTATGTATCATTTGTTCACTCTCCTTTTCAACTTCTGTCTCGTTCATAAACCATTCAAAACGGTATCCTCTATCCGGAATCATCTGTTTATATGCTGCATAGCGTGCCTTGCTTACTGTTGCAGCTTCAACAATAGCTGTCGCTATTGTGTCCGGTATATTGCTGTCTGTAAAATACATTGTCCATGTTACTTTATAGCGCATGTTCTTCCCTCCTTTATTTTCAAACGGTTAAAATCCCCGGATGATCTGCGTCGAAGTTCTTCCAGTGTCTGCGGGCATGAAAGCTCGTAATCATGTACGGTCCTGCCAAGCAGTTTGGAAGCATATTGCAGCAGGTAGCAAGGTTCTCCGATCAGTGTCCCGCTGTACGCGCTGATCACAGCCGCTTCGAATCTTGTCATTCTATCACCATCCGCTCAATCTGAATTTCTTTTCCCATTTTTTGACGAATACCGATACATCTTCCGGTGGTTCATTATTATATGCAGCTCTTAACTGTTTCACTTTTTTCTCTTGTACCTCAATGGTCGCCAGCGGATGTTCGACATCTTCTTCTTTTCTGACAGAGAATATCAGACATTCGCCTGTCGCCACTTTTTCAGCATAGCTTCCGACGCAGTGATGCATCTTTTTCCCTTCTTCTCGCAATTCTTTCGGCATGAGCAATGGCTTGATAACATATCCGTCTTCTTTCATTATCATTTTTTCAGCTTCTGCCCTGCGTCGTTCAGCCTTTTCTCTCAATGCTTTTTGATTTTCAAATCTAATGCGGTTTGCAAACTCCTCGTGAACTGTCTGGAAATCATCCGGATATAGATATTTCTGTTCTCGCGGCAATCCTAATTTCTCGATCATTCTTAAATGATCTTTATACTCAATAAAATCAATATCATGCGCAGTCACATATCTAATAAGGCGTGATTCGAACGGTATTAGCGGTTCTGACGATTTATAAACACTGTATTTACGCTCGTACTCTAAATATCTAAGTGCTGTCTTTGCTTCGGTAGGTGTAAATTTATATCGTTTACACCAATCTTTTATACTGCGATATTCTTTTAACGTCATGCCTGCCTGCAGGTATGGTAGCTCCTGTTTTGTGATGCCCAGCATTGCTACACCTTTCTTAGACCATCGGATACCGGTCAGATCATTGATGATATCATATAGTCCAAGCTTCGCCAGCATTTCGATTTGTGGATGTTTTTCATATTTTAGGAGGTATTCAAACATGTAGTTATGCTCCCTTGCCATAACTGGTAGGTATTCATATCCGCTATACTTTTGGACGCTTTTTTTTAAATACGGAAGCGGATCATTGTATTGTGTAAATCTGATATCCTGGTTTCCGGTCCAATTATTTATCACGCCATACAAACGATAGGTCGTAGCACTATTTTTCTTCCATCCTCGTGCATCCCTATAGGTCCACACCCGGAATCCCTCAGACATGCTACTGTATATCCTGCAGGAGATCTTTTCGCTCATCCCAGCTAGCTGTCGTTGTACTTCAAAAAGCTGGCGATTGATTTTTTTATACCGCATGTATTCCTCAAAGTAAAATACCCTAGCAAGCAATCTTTTGTGCCATATACTGTATACCGCTATGTAGATTCGATTCACCGGTCCTGCTTTCTTGCTTTTGTAATCGTCTTCGTGTGTCCAATATTTTTTAAATGTATCGACCGTATAAGGACGCAGCTTCGCTTCCGTCAATAGAGCAAGTTCCTTCTTTTCCAATTCTTTGTCCATGCTACACCTCAAACAGGCTGATCTGACCTTCTACCGGGTCCGACTTCTTTTTTCTGGTATTCTTTACTGTTTCTTTCGGTTGTTGTGTTTGCGCAGGAGCAGTCGGTTTTTCGTTTGGTTTTGCAGCAGCCTTCTGCTTAACTACCTTTGTTGATGGCTCCATTTTGATATCATCCTCATCATAGTAATGGACAGCCATGCTGTATACTGATTCATCATCCATCATCACAATTGGCTCATTTTTGACCATCTTCCCCACTTCTCTTTTGACATAGCGATAACACTCCCTTAACGATTTGTTTGCTTTCGCAATGATTCGAGCAACTGACGGATCTCGTTCTGCGCGTTCTTTCAGATATGATCCGATTTTATACGCAGATACTTCTTCTATCGTTTCCTTTCCCTTTAAACTTTCAAATTCTTCTTCAAATGTCATATATTCCACCTCTTCTTTTCCCGATGTCCTCCATCCATGCGTCGAACTGCCCTCCCTTCCCGCATGTACCTGGCTGAGCTTTTGCCTTTTTATCAACTTTTCCTGCATGAAATAGGGTCGTTGTCTTGCTCAACACATGAATGGAGGACACCATTTTTATTTAAAATAAACTTTGTTGCTCATTCTCGTATTTTATCGCTGATAGTGGTCTGTATTTCAGAAGCATTTCATAGCGCAACTGCGAGTAAACGTCATTCCATTTTTTGATTCTTTCTGCTTCATATTCAGCATCGAACGGAAGGCTTACACCCTGTGCTATATACACATCCTTTAACCAGTGCATAGCAGCTTTATAGCGTAATGGCTCATACTTATGTAATTTGACTAAGTTATCCTGCAGCTGCAAGGAATAAGGGCACAAGAAGCATCCTGTACGCTCGTAACCTTGCTCAGTGTACGCTTTGGATAAAGGCACGTTATGCTCATTGATAAAGTCTTCGATGTCTTTGTCCGTCCAATCAATCAAAGGCATTTTTGCGATTAAACCATTTTTGTATCTGGTACAGGCTTTACCACCCTTCGCTATTCTGCTTTCTAGGTTTGCTTTACGTGCCCCTCCCTCAGCGGCTCGCTCACCCAGTAATTTGCCTAAAATGTCATTGATCTTATCATATTTTTTAAATGGGTCTTTTTTGAGTATGTCACAGCATTTGTTACTGACTTTGATGTCAAAATCCTGGTGTAATATATGCATGTCCTTATTAGCGATTTTTGTGCTTTTGTAACGTCCTGTATCATCACCCAGTAATTGTTGTAGATAAAAAGGATTGTCATTGCGTTGCATTTTACCGATATTTTGTGATTTTAATTTTGATTTTATCGGTTTACCTTTGTTTTTTACAATCCAATCAAACGGTCGTTTAGGGTCTGGTCGAATAATCTGCACGTTGGAGTAATAGTTATCCTTTACCCATTGTACAAAATCAACTGTTGCTCCCAACTCAATGCCAGTATTGCAAAATACAGCAGGTATGGCGTTAGGTGGTAACGTATATATATCTTCGCACATTTTTATGAGAGCAATTATAACTGTACTGTCTTTGCCGCCGCTAAATGATACATAGCACTTACCGCCGGTATCATGATATATACTCTCAATTCGTTCCATTGCCTTTACTATTTTTGTATTATCCGTGGTTATCTCTCTCCTTCCTCGTGATGCTATTTATCTTCGATTACGCTTGTCTATTGCTCCCGCCTGAGCCGCTTGTAGTTCGCGTTATACCATCGCTCACATTCTTTGCAATACGCATTGTGCCGATTTTGCTTTTTCATAAAACGGAATTTGCTTTCCGGCTTATACTCACCACACATGCTGCACTTCCGCATTGCTTCTTTATGCACTGTTATCACCACTCTTTATCAGGTCCCACATACGCAACTACGCATTATTGTATTGTGATACTAAAACCCAGCATATTTATGAGCTTGATCATAATATCAGCTGGCATACTGTACCCATCTTTTATGTATCTCTGCACTGTTTTATAATTACATCCAGTCAGTTCTTCCAAATCTTTATATGTCAGCACTCTTTCTTCCTTGACTTCTCTCAAGAGTTCTATAACATCTTCATAACTTTGCACTTTAACAGCGGTAATACAAAATGCCACTTCCATAATAGATCTGATAACTTCGGGTATTTCTTTTTCACCGGACAGATAGCTTGCTACATCCTGCTCTTGTACACTGATATCCATGTCCATGAGAAATGCATTTAAGCACGTAGCAACATCTTTGTTACTCATATTCGCTCCTCTGATATTTCTTTTAATTCTATTTATTGATTGCTTCATTTTTTTCTCCTCCTATTTATGGCTGCGTTATGCACTGTTATCGCCATCCTTTATCGGGTCCCATTTACGCAGCTGCGCATATATGTATATCCCTGCATTTACCTGATTAACAAAGACTTGTGCATCCTTAAACACATAGCCTTTGTATTCCTGCTTCAGCATCCGCTCAATCACGGAAAAGTCCTCTTTCATCGCTCTGGCATGCTTACGTTTAAACGTTGAGTGATTCTTCCTGATGGTCGGCTGTTTCAGATTGCCCTTGCTGGTGTTCCAACGGCGCTTACCACGCGGCTTTTTTGTGACGTACTTTGCCATCCCAGTTACGCCGTTTTCATCATAATCAATCGGGCGCAGCTCCGTTCGTTTGCCTTTTGTCCAGATCTTGTTGAGATTATCTAATGTCAATTCGCAATCAATCACAAAATGATGGTGGCAGCGTATCTCACCTTCTTCCCACTCTGTGACATAAAGATACTTCGCTCTTTCCTTTCCTAACTTTTTCAATTTTCGATTTACTCGCCGGAAATAATTCTGGATATCCTTTAATGCTTCTTCTATCGACTGCGGTAGATATTTATCCATATAGTCCAGAGTTATCCACCATCCTGTTTTAAAATTCGTATTCAGCAAGCGAATCACTTTCTTCCTAGCGTTCTTATCATTCAGGTTTTGCATTTCTTCCTTCGTTGGTTTTCTTTTGCCTGCCGCCGGTATCATGCATCTCTTTGTAAATTCCGGGAATATCTCGACTTCCAGCTGCGTCCCTGAGTAGATAGACTTTGTTGCATATATTGATTTGATTTTCCCATCCTTCAAAGCACGTTCGATCTGTGATTCAGAGAGCATGCTCGCTTGTATGTCATATGCTCTCTCATAATCATAGTTGAGGTAGTGCTGTTTCGATGGCCTGCCTCGTTGTCTGTTGTGTTTCTTCATGTATCTCTTCCTTTGGTTGACTTGTTAATATCCATTCCAAGGCCGTTAGAGATTGTCCAAAATACCTCTATTTACTTGCATTTCAAGCGCTTTGTGGTAAAATAAAGGTAGGTTGAACAATCAACCAACTCACTATGGAAAGAATGTTAGGCTTGTCAGGTTAAACATTCTTTTTTTTGCGCGTTACGGATGGCGTGTACCGCATCCCGAAATATCCTTTGCTGGTAGGTCGGTTTCATGTTGCTGTTTATCTGGAACGACGCTATATACTTCCGGTTTTCTGTTAACAGAACAAGTATAGAATCTTTTTGTAACGCGATTCTCACCGTCAACGGATGTTCGACATTCCGCATTTCCATCAATAGCGCATCCTGTATCGCAGCCATTGATACCGGCTGCGCTTTTATTTTCTTCATTGTTCCCAATTTCCTCCTCTGCTTTTGCTTCACTCCGGAAATCCGCAGCATCTAGTAACCTCATTTCCTTCATTTGCAAAATATTCGTCCTGCATACGCACGAAGTCTTCCACCGGCATATCACCGCCATATGCAAATGGGTCTGATCGGTCATCAGGATTGCAAGCGTCCGACCATATCATATCTTCCGGCAGGTTGATCGGACGCTTCCAGTGTGGATGTTCTCGCATTTCTTCCAGCGCAGCATCCAGATGCTCTAAGACTTTGTTAAAATGACAATACATATTCTCGTTTTCGCGATACATCTGTGTTGATTCTCTTATCTCGTTCAGCTTCGCATTGATAAGATAAAGCTTGTCAGTCTTTTCCACACTCTTTCCCTCCTTCACTCTTTATGTATACCTTCGTTTTATATGTTCCCAGTCGTTGTGCAGCTGCTTCTGATTCGCATAGGATGTCGATGTGATTCCCGGTGTAGTTGCCAGTATCCTGTGCGATCGCTTTCTTTCTGGCATATCGGATGCTGCGTTCCACCCCGGATGATGTTGTGCCTGTGATTTTGGCGATATCCGGATATAATTCTTTCGTCATTGATGTGTATCCTGTTTTTTTGCCACGAGCATCGATACACCGATCTTTATGCATTCAAATCCTTTCAGATCCGGTGTTATCCCCATGTCAAGCAGCATTCCCGATAACCTGTCCATCTCCTCTTCACCTCTTGTTTCTTTTATTAGTCAGAATCTTTGACATGCTCAAAATTTTCACATGAATGTGATGGTCTCACATTCTTCATTCTTTTATTCACACAATGTCCCATGAAACACCGAATGAATTGTTTATCCGCCTTCGTGTAATGCTGTACATAATATCGACAATTTACACATGACTCCTCTTTTTCTACTCCCTGAATGAGATAGTTGTTAAAAATCAGCATATTAAAAACCTCCTGTTTTCATTTCTGTACTACGAAACTTCACAAGAGGTTGCTTTGTATGTTGAAAATACATTGCGTTTTATGTTACAATGTCTCTGCAATCTCTTGTGGGTTGTGAGCTTGGCGTTGTCACACTTCTTGCCGGAAACAGACAGCGCCTCTTTATTTTTATAATTTCTCTATAAGTTTTCTAATCAATTCTGATTTTGATAACTTATTTTTTTTACAGTAGTTTTCTATTTTATCCACCGTATCATTATCTACTCTTATAGTTATTTTAGTAGATTTTGGGTTTTCCTCTTTTGGCCTTCCCATCTTTTTTTTAGGCTCAGACATCTATCCTCCTTCCTACTTCTTGCCTTACACAAAGTATATTACATGTCCGACAAAAAGTAAAGGGGTTTTATACAAATTTCAACAACCTCATTCAGTTTTCAAAGATCTTTTCTGGATACACTACTTTTTTCATTAATTTTTTTAATGTAGTAATCGTATATTGATAATTTCTGTTTTCTTATGCTAGAATATTTGTACAGTTCCTTTGGAACTGACTTCTCCGGAGTATAGTGATCGTCAGCCAAGTTTGATCACTATACTTTTTTTGTAGCTCTCAATGGGTTATTCACTCCGTTTCACATATACCTTTGTTTCGTATGTACCAAGCTGTACTGCAGCTGCTTCCGATTCGCAAAGGATATCAATGCGGTTTCCCGTATAGTTGCCAGTATCCTGTGCGATATATTCCTTACCATTGATTAACACGATAGTACCGTATGGTATTACAGCAGGATCGACACCAATGGTCACTCCGACCTCTGGATCAGCACCGCTAGCCGTTGCTAATGTAATATCCATGCCATAGTATGTTATCCTAAACTCACCAGGCAGAGCTGTTCATTTTGGTTGTGATTTCAGCTTTGCGATTTCCTTATTCTTTTCCTGCAGCTCAGCGTTCTGCTCTTTCACGACCTGCTGGACCATCTGCAGCTCCTCACTTGTTACTCTGTTTAGCAGCTGCAGCCTTTCAATTTTTTGTTCCCATTCATTTTTTACCACTATGGCGCAGACTGTTACAGTCAATAACACCGCCCCGGTAACAGATACTTTCCATATTTTCATTGCTGATACTCCTTTGCCTTCCGGATGATGCTGCAGAACTTTGACACAGTTTCCATATCTTCCATATCTACAAGAAACGCCAGAAACTTTTCTTCTGCTTCATCGAGCGTTAAACCGGATACCACTTTATCGATTAACTCGCGTTTGGCTTCACGGCTTTCTGTAATGATTGATTCATTTGCTGTCATGTTTATTCCTCCTTTTGTAAATTATTGACCTTCATTTCATATATGGTATTATTTACCTATATGGGAAGGGGGTGAATTATATGTCTCAAAAAAGCAATAAAGAGTTAGCTGTCGAATTGGCTTGTGCTGCTTTACATGCTATGTCAAACATGAATCAATCTCAAAAAGCGCTTTCAGGAACTGATATTCAAAACATTTTAAATGAATGTTACTCGTTCGTAACAGATCTTCCTGAAAATAAAGACAGCGTATAGTTATCTGAATTACATTGCTTTGCTTCATAAAGAATCTTGGCTATTTCAAGTGCCGCCAGCGCTTGCTTATATTCAAGATTTTTTATATTTTCGTACAGTGTTTCAGATATTGCAATCATTTCATTTTCCATCTGATCACTCTCCTTTCTCATCATTCTCCATACATTTCCAGCACCCAAGAAAGCGGCACCTTTCTCTCGTATGGATTCTTTTTATCTTTGTTTGCAGCTTTAACATTCTTCATGATTTTTACCGCCGTAGCAGGAGAACAATTAAATTCCTTGCAAATTTCCTTATTCCCTACATATACCGGAATATTTAACTGTTTCATCCTTTCACGCCCCTTTCCTTAAACTGCCGGTGACTGGAATCCATTGTTAATGTTTACGCCGATGGATAAACCTTTGAAGAAAATATTAAGGTCATGGCTGATATTCGGATTCCGTTTCTTTGCTTCATAAAGCATTGCAGCCAGCTCATAAATTTCTTTCTGGTCATTGCGCATTTCTTCTGCTGTCATATAATCGCTCCTTTCTGCTTTTTGTAATGCATAACTTACCTTACGTATATATCATACTTACATTTCGTAAGTTTGTCAATATATTTTTCTTGCAATACGTAAGTTTAGTGATATAATTTAATCAAGAAAGGAGGGAATAGATGAAAACAAGCGATAGAGTGAAAATTCTACGGAAAGAATTGAAACTCAGTCAAGAAGCATTTGGAGCTAAAATTGGAATAACAAATGCATCTGTAAGCAGAATAGAATCGGGTGTTCATAATTTGAGTGATCAAACAGCTAAACTCATATGTGCAACATTCAATGTTGATTATTTCTGGCTTACCGAAGGCGCTGATGTGGATATGTTTACCGCATTTCCCGAAACCATCATTGATGAAGTGGCTGAGCAATTCGATTTAAACAAAGATGACAGGGCTTTAATTGAAACATATCTTGAAGCATCACGCGAAGAACGAAACGCAGTACAGAATTTTTTCCAAACGTTTGCAAAAAAATTACAAAAAGACGAGGAATGAAAACCCCGTTTTTTTGTTGTATAATATATTCAAATAGTAGAGATGTTTTTTCCCAAAGAAGAAAGGAGGATAAAATGAAGGATATAAATGCGAGAATTGCTGAGGTCAGATCAACTTTAGGATTGAGTATGCGTGCTTTTGGTGAAAAACTAGGTATAAGTAGCCCTTCTATAAATTTAATAGAAAAAGGACGTAATAACCCCAGTATTCAAACTATAAAGTTGATTTGCAAAGAGTTCAATGTCAATTACTTATGGCTTACTGAGGGAAAAGGTGAAATGTTTGAAACACCTGATTCAACTCTGGATGGTTTAGCAATGCAATATGATCTGAATGAGATAGATCTATATTTGATAAAGGCATATCTTGATATGTCAAAAGAGGAACGGTCTGAGTTTGCGGAGGTGATATTGAATAAGCTGCTGTCCATTTTAAAAAAGGAACTTCGTACAGACCAAAAGCATTAGTATATAAAATAACCACAGCAAAAAGCGAGGTTTTCCTCGCCTTTTGTTATTTGGTATAGTAATGCATTACATATGTATAAATCCGGCGCAGTACAGCTAATGAATGAATCTGTGTAATCATATTGATAATACAATTTCTATATTCATCTTCTGACATATGCTTGCGTTCTCCCGTTTATGGCACCTTTTGCAAAACATGTGTATATATTATAACATTTTAATGTTAATTTTTACATATATTGTATGAATTGGAAATATTTTCCATGTTTAATATTCTTATGCTATAATGAAATAAATAGTATGGAGGGAAATAAAATGAAAAAACTATTTACATATGGCATTTTGGCATCAATATTTATAGGTGGTTGTGCTACAACAAAAACACCTGAGCAATCTTATAAATCATTAAAAAATTATAGCTCCAAAATTTTAGTTAATTATAGGGATATTAACGGAGATTACAGAGATGTAAACAACTCTTGTTATAATATTGATGGTGTCGAAAAAAAATGCACTAGAATCCTTAAAGAGCCTAATTATAGCTATGAAGTCATACTTTATAATGATGACAATGATGCGATAATAAGTGTTGATGTTGATAATGGTAAAAGCGGTAATATAACTTATATGGAAGATTCACAGGCAACAAATTATTTTGTAAAGGATGTAAATGATGAGATAATTTCTTCTTCCGATGGGGCAGCATTAGATGATGTGAAAAAAGATTACAAAGAGATATTATCCAATATAGGTTTATCTGAAAACGAATTCAGAGATAGCGTTGAATATTTTGCTAAAAAGGAAGGTAAGTCCATCATCGATCAGGCTTTAAAAGAATATAAATTACAAAAACCTCGTGATTATGACGATATTAAAGCAGCGATATTAAAAGATGTTGAAATTTCCAAAGGAGAAAACTATATAAATGTTGACTTTAACGTAAATACAGAAAATCTACTATATATTCCCGGTAAAGATGAAGGCATTATTTATACAAGTAAACTTGATAAAAACATTGAAATCTCCATTTTACCGCCTAACGAAGTAATCGCCAGCACAAGTGACAAAAAGTGTACTTATTCGCTGAATAGAGATAAGATAATAGATGGCAACTGCACTCAATCAGAAATTGACGATGCTAAGTCTATGGAATTCTGGTTTAACGAATTCTTACATAATCACAGAATAACTTTAAATGAATTATTTACCTTTTTTAGACAATATAATAAAGGATGAATTTACTCATCCTTTTTATATTCCTAAAAACTCTTTCTTTTTTATTTCAAATTCCTCTTTTGTAATTATATCATTATCTAATAATTCTTTGAGTGCTTTCAGTTCATCATATCGTATTGCATTCGTTCTCTTAAAATCATCATCCTTTTTTTTACATGCATCTTTATCAATAAAATCAATGATACTCTTATCACGCTGTTTAAACCAGTGCGCATATGTATTGTGCAATGTCTGTACCGTGTCTCCCAGTCGCTTTGCGACGTCAAAATCTGTAAACTGATCAGACATGTTATTTATTAGATAAGACGCGTGAGAGTGCCTGAAATCGTGTACTCTGATCAATTCAAGCTGTTTATTCTTATTTTCATCCTTTTCATTGGCTGCATTTACTTTTTCACGCTTTACCCGGCGGACTGTTTCCGGATCCAGTGGCTTATCGAAGCCAAACACAAAACAATCCAGTGTGAAGCCCTCATACTCCTTTTGCATCTTGTATAACTCCTTTAATGAATCGTGGATTCTTTTTGGCATTGATATTTTTCTGTGGGCGTTCGGATTTTTAGGTGATGTTATTTTATACGGGCGCAGCTTGAAAGATACGGATTTTTTTATTTCCACGGTGTTCTCATTGAAATGGATGTCGTTCCAGGTAAGGGCGTTTGCTTCGCCCGATCGGGTTCCCATGAAATATAAAAATTCAAAGAAATAATAAAATCGGTCTTTTTCTGGGAACTCATCCAGGAACAGCTGAAATTCATCCGGTTCCCATATTTTCATTTCCTCTCTTGGCTTATCCTTGTTAATTCTCCGTTTTACTTTGCTCATGGGATTTGCAGGAATGTATCCCTTTTCTACAGCAAGCTGAAAGACCGGATTCATTGCGTAAAATATTTTCTTAACTGATCTCTCTGAAATCTCATAATCAAGCTGCCATATGTACTCTTGCAACTCCTCTGATGTGATTGATACAATATCCCTATCCCCAAACTTCGCTATAGGGCGCTTCAAATCGTCTTCCTTCGTCTTTTTAGTGGATTCCTTAACATCTACATACCTGCTTAAAAAGTCCTCGCATACGCTGTTAAAAAACCTATCCTTGCGTGTTTGAGTTTTTGGCTTAAAAAGTCCTTTGGCTTTTGCTATGTTTTCATCATAATTTTTCTTGTATTCTTTTATTTTGCTTTTTGGGTAGTCAGCTATTTGCGGTGTTGGCCCCAGAATCTCCTCTATGTATTCACCGGCCGATAACCGGATTTTAATATCCTCTTGCCTTTTTTTAAATTCATCCTTAAAAATGATTTCCTCTTTCGCTGCCTTTGCTTCTGTTTTGGCAAGTGCCGGAATCTCATAATTGTAATAACTGCCATCCCAGCGAGTCAGTTTTCCTTTCATGATCAGCTGCTTTTTAACTCTGATAATCGTCAT